AGGACGCATTGCTGTACCTACTTGCTGGTTATTCGTTTGATACTTTTTCATCGCTTAAACTCCTGTCTTTACGCAAAACCAAAAAGGTAAATATAGAAAAGATAGATAGCGCAGCTAATCTTTCCCACTGCGGCCCCCACATTGCCCACGCTGTCATACCGCAAACCATACCTAAAGCCAAAAATACTATTAACCTGCCAGCTAATACGCTAAGTGCAATCCTGATAATAGAAGTAGCATCCATGAATATCCCCTTATAACAATGGTATTCGGATAATACTACTCATCTTCCTCAGTTGCAAACCCGCTTCCCCACTCATCGTCTGTTAGCTTTAGTTTAATAGCCTCCAGCTTCAAAGCTCTGTCTATGACTTTCATCTTCTCCGTAATGCTGGCGGTACTATCTGCCATCACTTCCTTTAAAGACTTGCTGATTGCTTCTTCTAACTCAGCATTTATCCCCTTGTCCTTTTTCCTACTCATCGCATACGACCTCTGGCCTCTTTCTTTGCTTTACGAGCAACGCTGTAAGCAATAGCTACGGCTTGCTTTTGAGGCTTGCCGCGCTTCATTTCTTTAGAAATGTTCTTGCTCATAGACTTCTGACTAAATCCTTTTACTAAGGGCATAGCAGTCTCCTAGCGCTTCATCTTACGGTTACCCATACGCATAGGCATGGAAGGTTTTAGAGTGCGTCCTAGATTCTTCTGAGCCTCAGCAGAACCACGAACCTCATTCTCGCCAGCACGACGAGTATCTTCTTCCATCTGACGCATTTCCTGCTTTGAATAATCTTTACCGTACATCATAGTTATCTCTCCATTGAAGAACGAACACCATATACACCCGCAGCACCAAGTACACCATAACCTAGTATACGTGGAACCATTCTTTTTATTTCCTCTTTTGCAATTCTACTATCATCAACTGCGCTAAGTATGCGATTAGATTGATCCATAATTTCACGATACTTAGCTTGATTTATTCTACCTTCAGATAATGCTTTTCTTGCAAATGCGTCAGTAGCAGTAGCAATTTCTTGAGGATTTCTAGCTGTAATTAAATTAGATTGCAAAGTCTCAAAATCTCTAGCAACGCGCATTTGTGTTTCTGCTGCACTACTTTCTGCTTTTGCGGCAGCGGTACGCTCTTGCGCTAACTGCGTTTCAGTTTTAGCCTTTTCTCCAGCAAACCTTGCCCTTCCTGATGCTTGTTGAACTTGAGCAAAATAGTTTTCAAACAATGGTTTGTTACCAGTGACATTTAACATTTCGCGGTTGTCACGTATAAATGTACGTATTTTGTCTGGATTCCCACCTAGCTTTTCTATTTCATTAGTAAAGTATTTTGCAGCTTCTTTGCTTGCAAACGCGGTATCTCCACCTAGCGCATCTACTAGAGACTGATAACTTTCACGATCTTTAAATACTTTGCCGGGAATGCTTTGTGCAGCGACAGTTGCATAATTAGAGCCACTTCCAGTAAGTTGCTGACCTGTTAATGCCTTACCAATTTTGGTAGCAAATACACGTAATGGTTCTGAATCTTTACGATACTGGTCAATGTAAGGTCTAACCTTTGGCGAAAACTCAACCATTATCTTTTCAACACCTTTAGCAAGATTACCTGCTTCTTGCTGACCAATAGCATCAAAACCTTCTGCTGGCAAACCAAACGCACGATCATTCAAGAATCGACGCAAGTTTTCAAGTGATTGGAAACTTATTCCTTTACCAGTAATTACGCCATTTTCCATTCCTTCCTGAAGTTGGGATTTAATTGACTCAAGTTGTTGCTTTAGCGTATTAACTTCAACATTAGATAATCCAGTAACAGGGTTGGTAAGTGTTGCATCTATTTCTTTAATTAAATTTTTTAATGATTCAGTATTTTGAACTCTTTGACCTTCTAATTCTTTATTAAAAGCCTCTTGGAAAGCAGCTTGTTTGTTTACCTCAACACGTTGAGTTCTTGCGTCACGTAATTTTTTGTAAATAGTATTTGCTATGTCTTTAATACGTTGACCAATACTTTGCTCTGTAGCGGGTATTGCACGCATAGCTCCAGCCTCAACCTGACCTTCAGTTCCCGGCATAGTTCCTAGTTTTTTAGTGCCTATTTCCGCTTGTCTGCCAGATTCAGCCTCAGCAATACCAGCTCGTTTGACCGCAGCACCGGATTCTTTTTCAGCGACAGTAGCGCGTTTAGAAGCATCATCAGCTAGTTTTCTAGCCATGTTTGCTTCAGCGCCAGATTGTGTAGATGCGTAGCGACGTAATTCTTCAGCTAAACGCTTTACATCCCCACCAAAGGCACGATTCAAAGTATTTGATAATCTGTCGTATCCTGATTTTGCCGCTTGAGCAAGGCTTGGAACGCCTCCAAGTAAAGCGCCAACAGTGCCGCCAGTGATTGCGGCTTCTTCTTTAACTGGACGTATTTGCTCCATTGTTGGAGCTTCTTGCATAAGACCGCTAGTTACTGCACCAGTTGCAGCACCTCCGGCTACACGACTTCCTAAACGTGCGCCAGTAGATAACGGAGCGGTACGAGATAAAATCTGCGGAATTGGCAGCGTTGTAAGGCCAGCACTACCAATAAATTTACCAAGACTTCTAGCTCCAATAGTTCCACCGGGACTTACATATTCTGGCTTTGCTTCTATTTGTTGTACTCTCTCTGTAGCAAATTTCTGAATTGGCTCATAAGGAATGCTTTGCATAACACCGAAAGCAGGTAAAGCAGCGCCACGGAAGAACTCTTTTGTTTCTTCCATTTGAGATGGTGGCGCTGTTTCAACCTCAGATAGCTTCATAGTCCTTGGCTTTTCTTCACCTAATTCAGATAGCTTCATTACTTAACCTCCTCAACATCAGGATCACTAGGGTCTGACAAACCAGTAACCCGATATTTTTTATTTCCTTTTGTAATTATTTGATCTATCTGGTATTTACCACCAGACGATTGACCCTGAGCTGTTGGAGCTTGATTGTCACCATCATAAGTTTGCTCAAAATTAACTTGTCGTAATTGAGGCACGCGATAACCAGCCGATTCATACTGCATAGCTTTTTGACGAGCAGTTGATTCTGAATAATCAGCTTGATCGCGCAACATAGTTTTAACTGTTTCTGCACTATCAGATGGTTTTGCGGTAAAGCTTTGGAAATTTTTAAGCTCATTTCCTGTAAGCGTAGCGCCAAATAAAGCATGACGATTAGGCGCTTGTAGTCGGTTATACCTAGACCACCAAGAAATAGCTTCTTGAGCTTTTTTACCACCTAAACGTCTAGTTGCTTCAAGTTGTGCTTCAGCACCAAAACCAAGCAAACCCATTCCTGCAAACTCAGGCTTAAAGTCTTGCTGTAACTTTCTGAGAGAATCAGATAACGAACTTAAACCCTCTACAGCAGATACTTCTTTTGCTGGCAAAGGTTTACCCATACCACCACCAGCTTTCATTTCTGCCATTTGTAAACGCAATGCGCGACTTTCTGCGCGATCACGCATTTGCTCTTTTAGCTGACGTTCTTTAAACTTACGTTCTTCTTCTTGCTTGTATAAATCATTTTTTCTTTTATCTAAAGAACTAAGGTCAGCACTTACTTCGTCTAACATTTTTAATGCTTCTAACGAACCTTGCTTTTTAAGTTTTGCTTCAAGAATTGGCGATCCTGTTTTTGCAATAGCAACTTCTTCTGCTATACGACCAGCTTCAAAATTTTTAGTTTTGAGCATAACTGCGTCTGCCAACTCATCTCTAGCAATTTGAACCTTTGTTTGTAACGCTTTAAAGTTCTTGTCAAACATATCGCGCTCACGCTTGTAAATGTCAGCACGACCTTTTTTATAACCTTCTAGCATTCCGTTCATGCCAGCCATAGCAGCATAAGCATTGTCTTTAGCTCCACCACCTATAGCCATGCCAACAATACCCATTAAACTAAAGAATGTTGCAATTTCTTCCGCGTTTTCTTTACTAGGAACAAATGCAGCATTTTTCAAACTTTCTTGCGTATCTTTTAATGTCTGACGTTCTGGCATTGCAGCAAGTTCTGTTGCCTCTTTTTGCAAATTTGCTTGCTTTCTTTCTAAACCAGCTACTTTCTGTTCTTGCTCTGCTTTCAATATGTCTGACTCTGCTCGCAAAGCTTCTTGACGCAATCCAGTTTCAGCAGCGCGTCGTTCTTGCATTGCGGCAGCCATGTCTCCGGTACTTATAGGAGCTAATTTTTCATTAGGAATATCTTTTGTTAGCCTTTCTGCAATAGGCAACGAAGGCATATTTATTTTTAGCGTAGAATCTAGTGCGGTAGCCATTATTGCGCTCCTTGAGTTCCAACAGGTAAACCAGCAGCAATACTAGCCATGTTAGTAAAGTACGTATTAGAAAGATTAGCCGCATAGCGGTCAGCTTCTAAGCCTGTACGTATAGCACCCAACATTAACTGATCTCCAATATTGCTAACCTTCTGTCCGTAATCATACTGATTTTGCAGTAGGTTTTGACGGAAAGCTTCTACTTGTGCAGCCGCTTGTGCAGCGCCTACACCACCTCTAGCTTCAGCGCCCTGTGCCAACCTAGCACGTAGAGCTTGTAGCTGTTGCTGTCCTGCTGCTGTCAACTCATTGCTTTCTGCTTGCTGAATTAACTGCTGACCACGCTGTTGATAAGGACGAGCTAATGCTTCTGTTTCACGACGAGCTTGACGGCCTTGTTCTGAGGCTTCCCTAGAAGCCATAATTCCCTGAATGGTTCCTAAACCAGCCAAACCTAAACGAGTAAGAGCTTGTTCACTTAAACCTGTAGCAGCAGAAGCTCTTTTCATAAGTGGAACTTCGTCACCTAAACCAAATTCTTTTGCTACTTTTTCATCCATTGCTCTATCTTTTATTTGCTGACCTTTTTTAAGTTGGCCAATGTCAAGCTCAGTTGCGGCAGCAATGTTTGCATTACGTATTGCAGAAGCTCTTTCTGCTTCTGTTGGTAATCTTGCACTCATGCCAGCAGGGAATTCTCTTGCTGCTTGAAACCTATATTCATCAGGATTCATGCCTTCATAAGCAGGAGAATAATTGAAGCCCGATCCTTCATACTGCCTAGCAGCATAGTATTGTGTTGGGTCTATTTCTGATGGAGTTAATATTGCTGGTGCATTTGGCGTTAAAGTACCGCCATACTCTCCGTAGAACGGGCTTTGTCTAGATTGCAAATCAAAATTTGCCGCTTCATATAAATCACCTCCCTGTCGAGGCGCTTGATATGCAGGAATTTGTCTGTCGTAATCAGAGCCAAAGCCAGTGCCGTAATCAGTAAGGCTGAAATATTCAGGCAATCCAGTAACAGGGTTACGTTCTTCTGCGCCACCCATCTTTCTTAGCATCTCAGCTTCTTTAGCATTGATGTGCGCTAGGATGGTGTCTCCGCGCCTTCCTTGCGATTGTAAAAATTGCGCTATAGCTGGTATATCTATATCAGCCATAACATCCGTTTTTAACAGTCGAGCGATTTGTTTTGCCATTTTAGCCACCTAATTCGTCTTTTAGTCTCAAGGATTCTACGTTCCAAACATTCTTGCGTCTGCCTAATCCACTACCAAACAAAGTATCACCGGGATCACCAATACTTAACGCTTGCGATAACGCTTGCATACTTGCCAGCTCTCTTTGATCTGGACTTCTTTGTTGTCTTGCTGCTTGTTGCGCTCCACTGCCACCAGAAATCAAATCAAGAATTACTGAGTCATCCGGTTTTCTTTGAAGCTCAACTTCTTCTTCAGTTTTTCGTAATTCTTCTTTAGGCGGCTTTATAAGCCTTAAAATCTCTGGCTCTTCTTCTTCTTTACCCGTAACTTCTATAGCTGGCAATTTCTTCGTTGCTTGCGAAGCGTCTGGTTTTGTTTCTGCGCCAACTCTTACTCTGTTTAACAAAGATAACGTAGGCATTTCTTGTACTGGAGTAGCAAAATCACCCTCAACCTCAACAGGAGGCAATCGAGGAGCTTCTGCACGAATGTCTGGCGTTATCGGTTTAACAGTTGGTTCTTTAAAACCGCCACTTGGCACAGTTTGATCGGTTTGTGTTTTAACAGGCTTTACAGATAAAACATCAGGTGATACTTCGTCGGCACTTGTTACTACTTTTTTTATAGTGTCTAAATTTTCTACAGATGGTCGTGTTTTTGTTGATACTATTTCTACGTCTAAGCCTTCTTTCGGCAATGAATATTGGTATGAAATGCCATTCAAATCATCATAAACAATTGTGTATCCAAATTTTTTGCCAGATGGAGTTGTAGAGGTAACGTTTTTTCTATAGCTGACTATTCCATCATTATCAGTGTATTGAATAATATTTTCGCCAGCCTCTCCCGGCATTGTTTTAAATTCTGGTTTATTTGCAATGTTAGATGGAACAGTAAAATCAATATCTCCAACACCCGCAAGAGTAGAACCTATTTTTGAACCGGGAGCAGCGGCAACTGGACTTATTTCTTCATCAGCTTGACTGCTTGGTCTAGTTGCTGGTTGACTTGATACATCGCCAAGATAGTCAACGCCAGCCATTAAAGCCGCATCTTGCGGAGACATTCCTAACGCATTATATTTTGCGTACTCACCAATTGTTTTTTGAGTTAGAGGATCATCAAAACCAACTTTTGCAATGTCAGCAACGGTTCCGCCAATAGCTCCAGCAATAGCATTTTGTCCAACATCTTGTTTTGTTATAAGCGCAGCTACAGCCTGTCTTTCGGCGTTAATAAGTGCGCTTCCAACTGTAGAATTAACAATATCTGGAGCAATATTTGCTATTGCTTTGTTTACTTCATTTAATGTTTTTGGAATTATTTTAGAAGATTCAATTCCGGGTATTCCTTGAGTTAAGCTATTAGCCGCAACAGTGCCAACAACATTTCTAACAACATCTGCTGGTTTTGCTCCTTGAGCTATTTGTAATGCTGCATTAGCACCAATTTGCGCTGGTAAACTAAGACCAGCCGTAGCTGTTGCTAAACCAATTTGCAAACCAACATCTACTACTTTATCAATTGGAGAAACTTCATTTATTCTTTTTTCATGTTCTGCTAATCTTTCAACACCAGCTAAAGATCCTTTGTTAATAACAGAAGTAATATCATCTACTGACTGTCCTTGGCTTTGAAGAAAAGGAACATATTTATCTATGTTTGCTTTATAGTCAGCAGCTTCAGCTTTACCCGTCTTACCGCCAATGTTTGAATAAACAACATACTGAGAAACAGCTTCTCTTAATTTTTCAAGACTAAACTTAACAGGATCGTTTATAGCTTTTTCAATTTCTCCTAAATACTTAGCTTTTAATCCACCATTTAAATTGTTCCAATTACTTGGGCGCAATACTCTAGCCACATAGGGTATTTGTGACCCTATAGGGCCATTCATAAACTCAACTGCTTGTTTATAAGTAATTGCCATGATTTATCCTGTACTTGACAGATTTAATGCTGCTGCTATTTGTACATGAATGTAATAGTGGTTAGCTATCCAATCATAGAAAGCTTCTTCCTTGTTCCAATCAACATCAAGCAAGTTAAAAGGATTGTTCAAGTCTAAATAACCAGCAAACGATTGATGCTCTACCTGATGCGCTAATAACCAATCATCCAGATTGTCAGGGTTTGCTTCCATCAACGGAAACGCTGGAACCGTTTTTCCTTGCTCCATTAAAACTTCACGAAACAATTTATGCTGCATTCCGTTCTCAAACAAGAACCCTTGTAAGGAATCAACATCGCCATATTTGACGATGCTTAATTCATCCATATTCACTTGTCAGCCTTGTTTTCAAGACGATCAAATATCTTGCCTAACATTCCTTTTATCTCAGCAATATCTGTCTTGTAATCATCTTTGCTTAAATAAATGTGCGGCATCTCACGAATATCGTCATCTATACGATTCAACATTCGCGTAATGTTATTTAACGTCCAGCCACCAAAGAACGCTGCTACGCCAACAACAAGATTAAATAACATTTGGCCTTCCATTTAAACCCCGTAATAAGGAATCTTTTTATTAGTACCGTTGATCTTAATGGTTATATAACCTTCAGGAACAAGCGGAAGACTAGATGTTGCAAACGTAGCATTAGCAGAAGTAGTTGCAGAAATATTTGCTGTGGAAATAGTTGTATTTGAAATACTTCCACCAGTAATACTTACATTATCAGCATTTTGGATAGACATAGTGCCTAATCCAGATACCGCAGAATTACTAATAGCTATAGCAACATTAGATGCGCTAGTAATACGTCCTTGAGCATCTACAGCAAATTGAGATACGTCAGATACCGTTCCATAAGTTCCTGCTACAACGGCAGTATTAGCAAGGCTTACTGTGCCATTAGATGTAATTGGGCCACCAGTTAAGCCTATGCCTGTATCAACCTGAGTAACTGTTCCAGTTCCACCAGATTGAATGGTTACATTACTCGCAGAGGTAATCCGTCCTTGGGCATCAATAGTAATTTGAGGAATAACCGTGGCATTACCATAACTTCCAGCAGTAACAGCAGTATTTGCTAAGCTAATTGTTACGTTGGAAGTAAGATTTCCACCACCTGACAATCCTGTTCCAGCAATAACATTGACTGTATTTGGCACTGCGCCAGTTACATTAGCTACCGCAATATTTATAGCTACGTTAGTTGCTGAATTAATGCGACCTTGATTATCAACTTGAATAACAACGGCTGTATTAGAGCCACCATAAGTATTGGCAGTAACAGAAGTATTCGCGAGACGTATAGTTCCGCTGGTCGTAATTGGGCCGCCAGTTAAACCAGTTCCGGTATTTACTTGGGTAACTGTGCCAGAGCCGTTACCTCCACCACCTCCTGTAGTTACAACCGTTTTTAACATGATAGTTCCTTATAAACCGTCACCCGGAGTAACGTAAATTACAGACGATCCACCAACGGTCAAACCAGTAAAGTAAGCGTTAGGTACAAAACTTAAAATTTCATCCGTACCAGCTAACAAAGGCAAAGATGTAGCAACATTGCCAGCATTAGCAGCAGCAGTGGCAGCATCCGTACCATATCCAAGAAATACAATATTTGTTCCAGCATTAATAATGCGATATTGATTTCCACCTAATGTAGTAGATGCCGCCTGTACAGCAGCAGGGGCAACTGTATCAGCTATAAATGTTACAGTATTACCAAGTTTTGTAAATGCTTGGATGCCCATAATTAATCCTTACAAAGTTGATATTTGCTGCGTATCTAGCGCAACAATTTGATCTGATTCAAGCGATATTATTTCTGTTGTAACAGTGGATTCTGGCACTGAAAATTCTATCCAACCAGCATCTAAGTAATAAGCCCAACGATAACCTTCTCGTACTGGTGGCATAACGTCACGCACAACCCATCCGGGAGGAAAGCACCAGATAACCTCTTGTCCATCACCAGCAGTAGGCGCGTCATCAACCTCAATCCATCCTTCAGTGCCATCAGTCTCAGGCTTTGGAATACTGCCGTTTTTAGAGTAAAGCATAAGTTACCTATTGGATTGGGAAGGCTGCGGTTGGAACTGTGGTTACTGTTCTTGCATATCCTTTAGTTATTCTAATTTCATCAAGATAACCATCTAAAATAGTTGTTCCAGTTCTACTCGCGCCAACGTACATAGCATCAATTTGATTAAAATTATCAGTTACAGCACCCGCACTTGTAGCATCAAGGGTAGTTGATCCAGAAGTTCCTATATATAATTTTAAATTACCTGTAGCACTTCCAGATCGCACTACTGCAAAGTAATACCAAGTAGTTGCAGCCAATGAAGTAGCACCAGTAAGCTGCGTCGCTGTATAACTAAATTGAAGTTTATTTCCAGACGTTACATTTACTGACCATCCGGTTGTCGCAGTTCCTTTACTAATAATTCCGTAAGCCACACCTGCAATATCCAGATATACAAACCCTTCGATAGTAAAATCACCAGTTGATAGTTGAAGATTTGGTGAATCAGGAAGTAATAAATAATCTCCTGTACCATCAAATACTATTGACGTAGTACCAAACTTAGCTGGAGATGGACTTACTACTTGTGCGTTGCCTACAGTTTCCAGCACATTCTTCATCGTGCCGTCGTATATAGCGGCGTTGGTGAAGTTAGTGAGTAATTGAACAGTTCCAGTTAGTGATGAAGCGGCATTTGCCCCTGTCCAACCTACTGAAGTTGTATTTACTGGCGCTGTAGGTGGAGTAAATGCACCAGAAGTTAATGCTTGACCTTTAGTAACTCTAATATTTGATAAATAACAAGCAGATGTGGCAAGAAAAGTTGTCCCACCATACTCTGCCCCTAAAGAAATACCATTAGCAGCAACACCAGCGAATGAAGTGTTGTTTGTGATTTGACCAATGGATGCGCCGTTTAAATATAACGTAGTGTTGTTAGTCGCCGACCCGCTGCGAACTAAAGCAACATGGTTCCAAGAATTTTGATTAACAGTCCCTGCGGCTATAAGACCAACGCCGTTACTGTAAAAAACAACTTGATTGCTTGCGTTTGTGTAAATGTCTATGCCGTTAAATGTTGCCCTGTAATCACCCATCATAAAAATTCTGGACAAGCCGCCAGCGGCTGCTGGATAAACCCACGCTTCTATAGTGTAATCACCGGGCAAAGCATAAGCAGAGTTATTTGCAATTGTTAAGTAATCTGTTGTGCCGTCAAAATACCCAGACCCACCAATCACAGGCGCTGTCCATTGGTACTGCGGAGCAAATGGAGAGAAGGCTTGGACAGATGCAGTACCAACAGTTACAGTTCCACCGTAAGAGCTAGTATTTACGAAACGATTAGACTTAGCAGATAAAACTAATGTATTTGCATCACTTGTAAACGGTGCTGCTGGAACCGTATAAGTAGTCCCTGAATATCTAGCCGTATTAGAATAACGAACATTAGAATAATATCCAACAAGACCAAACCCACCAGACCAATCAATACCACCATATTGAAAATCACTCGCAGAAATTGACCCGCTACTTGTTCCAGTAGTTATTCGACTTCCATTTAAATATAAAGCCACTCCTCCTGTAGTAGTTGCAGACCGCACAAATGCAATATGGTTCCAACTGTTTAAAGGTATTGTTTGCGCTACATTTATAACACTTGTAACACCAGCAATATCAATTCTAATATTTGTTGTAGTAAAAGTTACAGCAATTTGTTCTGCAGCACTACTTCCAAGAGTAAAAGGCTTTCTAGTTCCTAATGCACCAACGTAAAAAAACGCCTCAAGAGTAAAGTTTCCTGTGCCAACACCATACGCAGCATTACTTGCGACCTTTACATAGTCATTAGTAGTTGAAATATAATTACTCCACCCTGTCTGACTAAATGGCGAGAATGTTCCCTGTGTGGGCGCAAGGGGGCCAGTAGCAGGATTTCTAGTAATAGGATATCCATTGCTAGACGAGTCTATAAATGTGTTGTTTTGCGCGCCGTTAGTTGCTGTTGTGTTTAACAGTAATGTAGTTAAATTAAAATATGGATCAGTGCCAGAAGGAATTATTCCCGCTGCTGCCAATGCTTGCATAATTTTTGTATAAGCAAACATTAATGCTCCTTATACAAAGTAATTTTGAGAAGCTGTGCCGTACCAATTAGTACCGTCTGAACTAAACGCAATAATATCCAAACGACTTGCTGTAGTTGTAATAGTAGGAGCTGTATTTGCAGGAAACTTAACATTTGTAAATGTTCCAGTAAAGTTTCCAGCTCCAGACTTAATAAGAACTAAAAAAGACTTACCTTCAGCAGCAGTTGGCATAGTAAAAGTACAGTTTGCTGTAAGCGTTACTGTTTGAATCGTGCCATTAGACAAAGAAATAGTTTGAGTTGTACTGGAGTTGCCAATGTTTACTTGGCTTTCTTTATAATCAGTAACCGTAACATTAGATACGGATAAATTCCCCACACTACTCGTTGTGCCACCTAGCGTAATTGTCGCGTTGCCTAATGTTGCTGTACTGTTAGCTAAAAAATTATTAGGAAACGTTGTAGCTACACTAGTAATAGATACGTTTGGTAACGTTATATTATTTAGCGTGGTAACAGTATTACCTAGCTGAACAGCCGTATTGCCAATCGTAATTGGAGTAGCAAAATTATTATCTAAATTAGATAAAGGAATTGATGTAGTTGCGCCCGCAAAAGTATTTGGCACTGGCATTTTAGAACCTCGTTCTTAGTTCATGTTCAAATTGAAAACCATTAATAACAAATGGTGTTGATGTGCTATTAATGGTTATACCTAAATATTTACCCCACATTTCAGCGTCAGACTTATACAAATAATAACCAGCGCCAGCAGAATCAGCGCCTAACCAGCCAATAATTGCACTTAAATTATTTGTCCAATTTATTTCGCTTCCAATATTATTAATCCAAGCAATAGTATTTTCAAACGTAATAACTGGAGACTGAGCTGATTCTGAATCCACATAAGCATTCATTGTTGTTGGCGTTGATCCTAATGTTGCTTCAATGCCTATCTTCAATGCTTGTTTATCCCGAATAGGATCACCCATAGCATCCAATGCGGTTTCCAAAACAATGTTTACTGGAACAGTTGAATCACCATAAAGCTCAACTAAACCACTTCCATTCGTTCCAAACAACTTAATTTTCCCCCCTGTTGCAATAGGAGAAATTAACTTAATGGTATTTTGATTAGAAAAAAACCATTTCTTTTCAAAAAATATTGCTTGTATGTAACGATATGTTCCAGAGTCGTTATACCGTATGTTAAACGCTGCACATAATATGTTATTTAGCAATACCTGACCAGCCGTAACTCTTGCTGTACTGAAATCTATATTTGGGAATACACCATCAAGAGGATCGGAAATTTTTGATGTAGTAGAGCCAACAAGAGCATAAACACCGTATTCATTCATAAATAACACAGAACGAAAATACGGGAATATTGCGTACTGTAAACGCGAACCTACAGAAGCACTAATATTGGTATTTGTAAATAATGTAACTCCAGCATTGCTTACGCGAACATCCGAAAATACATTAATGCTATCTTCACCAAAAATATAGAGAAAGTTGTTAGCTGAAAGCAACTGGGTAATATTACTTCGCAGTGTTGCGTCTGTAATCGTAAATACACCAGAAGACAAACTAACAAAATCAGAATACGAACCTGCGGCAGAATAAGCAATAGTTCTACCTTGAGCCACCCAAGCGCGTCCTGAAAACGTTTGAATACCAGTGACAGGATTGCTGTTAATAATCGCTCTAGCGGCTGCGTTTGAGCCACCACCGCCGCTAATTGTTACAGTGATATTGGCTGAATTAGTATAACCAGTACCATTGTTGGTCATAATCACTTGGATTATCTGACCACCTGCCAAAATAGCTGTACCCGCAGCGTTTGTACCGCCTCCACCACTAATAGTTACCGTTGTATTAGCAACGTTTGTGTAACCAGTTCCCCCATTTGTTACCAATACAGTGACCGTACCTGTTTTAAACGTAGTAACGCCAGCAATAGCTGTTGCATTAGTTCCACCGCCGCCAGAGATAGTTACTGTGGGTGATGTTGTATAACCAGCACCAGCTTCAGTAATCGCAATTCCAGTAACAACATTAGCGGTCAAAATTGCTTCTGCTTGAGCCTGTATTCCACCTGTTTCGTTAGGTGCAGAAATAACTATGGACGGTGTAGTACTGTATCCAGTGCCGCCATTGGTAATTCCTATGAATCCAACAGAACCAATAGATACTAGGTTAGTTCCATCCCAACTATAAACGCCATTATTAGGGTCACCAATTAAAACGCGCTCATCTTTGAACTGCGTTATGTTGACCCTTGCATTAGAAAAAGTACCAGCAACAGCAACGTTGCCTTTTGTATTTGTTTCTACATCAACATATTCACAACGACCATCTTCTTGAAATCCAAGTTGATAATCCTTGTTATTAATGTTTGCAGAAATCAATGAGGTGACAACATTTCCAAACGTTACCGCAGTATTTTTCTCACCAGATAAAGTTTTAATGTTTGCATAACCAATTGGCATGGCATTTTCTAGCCATGAAAACTCACCATCGTCTAACGCAGTACGGTTTGCTTTCGTGTTTACGCCACGAAATTGTTTAATTACTTTATATGATTTTTTTTGTTCAGCCGCAGCCATAATTAAAATGCGCTGCCGTAAGGATTAGGAATACGTCGCGTCATGGTTGTAACCAAAACACTACGAACTTCTTGTACATATTGTTGTTTGTATATTTCAGATTCGCCATAGCTTTGTTCTTTAAACTTTGCTTTATGTGCTGCAAAGTAAGCTACTGGCGCACTGTATGGCTCAATAAGAACGTCAACTTCAGCTCCAGAAACAAGGTCTGCTGGAAGCACAACAGTGTCCATCTCGATTGTGTACACTTGATCTGGTACGGGCGAGATAAAAGCTGTTTGTTGTCCGTAAACGGTAAACGCTACTGGCCTACCTATGTAGTTTTGCCAATAACGTAACTGAGCATTGAACTGAGTCCACGGCAAATACTGCAAAGGAATACGACTATTTCCCCAATAAAGGTTGATATTTAAAATATCAATCGTATTTATACTGTCAGGAAACGCTGCATACGGTAGCTTTTCGCAGTTACCAGCATATTGCAACGTAGCAGTTCCACTAGTAAATGGTGTTGTTGGGGGATACGCGTTATTCGATGCCGGGTAAGGTGGCGCAGTATCTCCCAAAATACCAGCTACAGTTACTTTGTAGATGAATATATTTGAAAATACGTAATCATCTAAAGCGACAGTTGCGCCAGCAGTCCAAGCAACGGGATTTGCTCCACCTGCTACCGGAGCCATTGGGGTTTGCGATACTTGAATTTTTCTTAGGCAGCCAGTATCCCTAACTGTTTGCTTACGGCCTTCATTAATGTAGTCCGTTAGCTCAGAGTCAGAATAGAAGTTTCCGTTGGCATCATGTAGCAGCCTACGAACTTCCGTGATGTAACCGGATAAAGTTGCCATTTAATTGCCATAATTAAGCGGCTTTTTCGACTTTTCTCCCCACCCCCCGTAAAGGGATAGGTGGGGGTACTTGGTCAATCGCCGGGGATAAGGAGCGATCCTGTACTGGCATAGATTCGGTAATGCTAAATTTCTCAAGAATTTCCAATCCACTAGGAATGTCATTCTTTGTTTTAGCAAAACCAAGCCTAGCCAAAAAAGGTTCCTTGTTTTCAGAACCATAACCAAATATGTGACGAGCAATTTCTATAGGTACTTCAACAGATTCATTCACGGGGAACGTATATGTTTTATACGCATATTCATCGACAAGTGTTTTTTCCCACTTGTTAGTCACATAAACAGTTGTCATAGAGTTACCACATCTCCATAAACCACAATGTCGCAAGTTCCACCAGATACAGCGGCAGGTACGTTGACGTACAACGAACCAGACGAGTAAACGGCAGTAGCAGCGCCAGCAGCAAGAGTTAAGTCTTGGTACGTGGAAGTGCTAGTTACGTTGCTTAGCGTTGTCAGTGACGCAACCGCATTTGAAACGTTACCATCGTTAGAGGTGGTAACAGTTACGTTTGCGGATGCAATCGACTTGTTTGCATTAGCTACCGTAATCCTGCGAACAATGTATGAACTTGCACCGACAATAGGAATTTGGATAACGGCATTGGCTACTGAACCAACATTAACGGTTACAGCGCGACCAAGACCAAAACTACCAAAGCTATTGGGGAACAATGATCCTACATGGTTAGCATTCATGTTGGCTCCTTATGCGTAAGTCTCACTAACCGCTTGACCCTGATTCACTTGGAACAGAGTAATGGTCGGTGTACCAGCAAGAACATTAGCACGAATGTTTACGCCATCAGAGATGAAGTAGCCGCCAGTATTATTGGCAACTACAACCGCATACGAAGCATTACTGATATTGCCAGTTGTATTCGTATTTAGTTCAATAGTGACGTTAGCGGTTGGAGCAATGTAGTAATCGCCAGCAGGAACAGTTGCCGTTGCAGTACCCAAAGCATACGCTTGAATAAATGCACCAGCCGCATTAGTTGCCGCACCAGCTACTAAGATTTTATTAGACATGACTATTTCTCCTTACAATGTGAGCGAGTTATAGCCTGTCACTTTGGTCATGGACTTGGGCTTAGTGTTGACCAGTTCAGCGATCATCAGCACAGCACCAACATAACCAATCTGCCAGTTAGGAAGTGTCGATTCAAAACCTGTAAAGACAAACGAACCCTGCTCATGGATATAGAGCGACAGGTAGTTGCTGTTCAGGAAGTAAACCGTTCCTTCAGGGCAGTACGGATCAGGATAAATAGGAACGCCAGCAACCATCAAAGCGCGGAAGCCAGACTGAGGGCCATTTGCATCGCCATCAAAACCGGAACCCGGAGTTAAGACGTATTGCTCTTGACCGACATAATCTTGTGCCAGCAACGTCCAAGTACCAAATCCACATACGCCAAACGTAGGCACTTCTGCGCCATTTTTGACCGTACCAGAAATGTACTGAAGGATGTTCTGACGAGTTGGGTTTACAGAACCAGCAGCATACTGCTTCGACTTCCACCAAGTATAGGTAGAACGATCAATATTGCCGTAAGTTCCAGAATCAGACACCGCCGCTGGCAAGCCAGTGAACTGCTGAGTGTTTGTCGTGTTGTTGTACAGTGATGTAGCCATAGCATCCATCATCACGTTAGTCGCGTCATTCATACGCGCTTCGATCAGAGGAATAACAGCCGCATCTTGCTGGACTGCGCCTTCCATACCTAGAAACGGTACTGGTGCAATCATCAGCTTCAGGTTGAATTCAGCATTGTAAGCACCCTGCTGGACAGAAGGCTGAGCGAACGAGCCGCTGTAGTCTGACCATTGAGCATTTACAAACTGAGAACCCTGAACGGGAACTGTAACAGAGGAAACACCACCAGAAGCAGACTGACTGTTAGCAATCAGTGCCGCCATAAGCGGTGTCGAATTATAAAGTTGTACTACCAGCTTCGGGATAAATGCCCTACGGGTAACGTAGGTCAACTCTGTAAATTGAGTGGAACCCGAAGCCGGAAGAATGCCGCCACCAATAGGCATAATCTATCTCCGATCTAAAAACATCCCCTACTTAAATTACAACCCTAATGGTTTAGGATTGCGCCGTAACTCACTTAATGCTTTTGCTGCCTCATTACGCGCACCTTGAACTGGATTTTTCCAGTAC